GTAGGTGATGCTGGCAGAGGGAGTCCAAAAAGCCACACCGGCAGTAGCCGATGAATTGGTAGCCGTAGGAGGGTTTGCATTGGTAATAGCCACGCCACCCGGCGTGTAGCCCGTACCAGAAACTTCGCCTGCCATAGCAGTAGCACCAATTGTGCCGGTGTAGTCAGAAGACGAAGCATTGAACGTGCCGCTTGCCAGCAACAAAGCACCGTAGTAAGTGTCCGCAGTGGTGGCTGCGCGAATGACGCCCACGCCGAAATTGTGCGTACCAGTCATGAGCTTACCCATGAACCCCGTGACCATTGATTGAGTATTTGCCATGTTAGGCTCCTTAAGTAAAAGATGCAGCTTCGGCTACGAATGACACTGCTTTTTTCAATTGAACATGCGCCGAACGGTGAACAAGTTCGCCCTCTAACCAATACTCGACCCAAGTCGTGTACTCGTTGTCATTATCAACGAAGCCCTCTTTTTTCTCAAGAAGAGATTCGTCCATTTCGCCTTTGGTGGTTGTGACCAGTGCCATATTTTTCCTTTATACAAGTCTAATGAGTGCGGACGTGCTGGTGTTAGCAGGCATCGTTACGGTGAAAGTGCCAGCCGATACGATGTTGTTTCCGAAGTCCAGAACACACACAGCGCCGGTTGCACCAGCCTTATAGATTAAGGCCCCACGAGCAGTGATCGCACCCGTCCAAGCTGGGCTGGAAAAGTTAATGTAGATCGTGCTGCTGTTCGGGCCAAGAGCGGTATTTACCGAGGCTGTTACTACCTGCCCACCAGCCACATAGTCGCCGCCAGAAGTCTCGCCATCCGGGGTGTACGCCGCAGTAAGTTGGTTCAATGAGGCCGAGTTTGTGTACAACGCCAAATAGAACGTGTCCGTTGCGAAGTTCAACGTCCCATTGATCAGCCCAGTCCGCAACGTATTGCAGGAGTAGTTACCCGTAAAAGCCATTAAGTCACCGCCTGTCTATATTGACCAGAACGATAAGCATCCTGACGCTCCATACCATCGCCAAGGCGTTTAGCTTGCGCGAGGGCTTCTTTGTATTTGCCATCGTACACGGCGAGTACGTCTGTCTCGCCCTTCATGAAGGTGTACGCCTCAACCAGTGAGCCGTATAGGAGCACTGTGTCAAAGTTATCGCCCAACCACGAATTACCCGCAGTCGTAATGGACTCAGGGTAGTAGTAGAAATGAAGTTCCATCGTGTACACCGCATCGGGTGTTGGGCCAAGCAAAAACGTCAACTCATTCGTAATCGCGCTGCCAACAATGGCGGGGCCAAACAATGCGTAATATTTAGGAACGCCCACATCTGTAGTGGGGTTTGGGTACGCCGCACGGATGTAGTTCACGTCTTTGTTCAACAAGTACTCGTAGCTGCCATCCGCACTAATCGCCGCCAAGGAATACGTGGCTAGGTAATCGTCAGGAGCCTTGAGGTACTTGTTGCCAGACTGAACGTTGCCCGTCATGTTTTTACGCAATGAGGGAAACTGCACCGTGTTGTATATACGCTGTTCCGCTTGCTGAATAAAACGATCAATCTGTTCTTTAGGCGTTTCTATCGCGCCATCAGACACGGTAAACTCCGGAAAATTATTTTCCGTGTACGACTGAATGTTATTGAACAGTTGCGTGTAATTCATATCAAGCCATCGGGCCTCGTGCGGTGATGCCTTTAGTAGCTGCGCCATTGCCACGTGTAACAACGCCGCTAGTCTTTGGAGCCTTGTATGGGTCACGACTGATGTTGGCAACAGACATATTCACGTCATTAGCAGTGAAACGGTTACCGCCTTGGTAGCCACTGTTCTTGATGTCCACGCCCGCTTCAGCGCCCGTATGAGGCTCTGCGTAGATGTTGGCATTGCCAACTTCTTTGCCCATTACTTTTTTGCTGAACTTAGCCATATCAAGCTCCCTTTTTATAGGTGAACGAGGACTTCTTCTGGTTAGCCACTTTAGCCAGACCACGACCCAACTGCTTCATTTGCAGATTGGTTTTGCCGCCCTTGGCCAATTTAGTCATAGGTTGACCGGGATGCAGCTTTTTCTCGTGCTTATGCACGGCACCAGCCACCGTCTTTTTGTCTTGCGCCAAATCTTTTTTGTCCATGATCGACTCCTTATGTCGTTGTAACCGTAACTGTACCAAGTTCTACCGCCAACACCAAGCTATTTGGCGTTAAAAGCGTATCAAACCCACTTGCTCCGCCAACAGGGTTGTACCCCCATTGGAAGACCCGACTGCCTTGCTCTGGGTACCCAAACCCGTCTTGGGTTGTGCTGTCCGTCAACAAAATCTGTAGGCCACTTTGACCCGAAACTTGGTAGCTCACGTCAGGACGCGGTTCGCGCACAGCTTGCGGGTCATTAACTGGATACATACCCAATTGCAACTGCGGTTGATCTGGGTCCCAGCATGCTGGGCAAACCTTGACCTTGAATGGCTTAGTTTTGACTACCTGCGTCTTTAATTCCTTGAGCATGTACCTCTGCGCACAACGGTCGCATTCAGCAATCGCATGTTTGCCCGAGGCGAACCGATTAGGCATAGAACGTATTCCTTGGCACGAATCTCAACGGAGAGGTATCGCGGTCTTCTGACTGGGCTAAGTCCCACTGCTGCTCGTACTCTGCCTTCAGGCCCATCACGCGCTGGGGGTCAACATCTGGCAGCTTCATGCTCAACAGATAGGCCAACCCGGCCACCATGCAGGGGATAAAACGGAACGGGATATCTTGCACGGTCACGCCCGTGCCAGCATCCTGAATACGGCGCATGCGGTAGTACACAAACATGTACTGGTTACCGGGGGCGTTAGGCGTAGGCCACACGTTGATAGCGGGCAGGTTCTGCACCGTCAACAAGGCAGTAGGCCCAGCGGTATGCGCTGCGGCAGTCGTGCCGTTCTGTCCACGGGCACAGTTGAGCAACTGATTGTTTACCGGATCAACGTTGGGGTAGCTGATTGTCTCGTTACCAATCTTGATGAACCCGGCGGTAGCCAAGCCGTCTACGTTGGACACCGTTATGGTGGTGTCTGTGGCCAAGATATTAGCCGCCAATGTTATCGTGGTGAGGTTTTCTTGACCAGACTGGCGGTTGTACCAAACTTGGATTGGGCGACCTTGTGCCAACTTGTTTGGCAGGCTCATGTACGTGGATTCAGAAATGCCGCTGATGTTGATGTCGATCTGGTTAGACGTGGCGTTGCTTTGGCGGATTACCGTGTCTAGGAGGTTGATTGTGTCCGTGGGCATGGGGTAGATAGCTTGACCCGTCACCATTGGAATCTGGCCCTGCTCTACAGTCCAGAAGTTCAGACCACGGTTTGCCCACTCAATCGTCAGCAGGTTCAGAGACCGCCGCGCTGTGCGGAAGTTGTAGCCCGTGCGAAGTTCTTGACCACAACGCTCAAACGCCTCTTCAATGAGGTCGTTCATGTCGAGGTTAAAGACTGAGGTTCCGGTGGTCTTAGCCATTATCTATACCCTGCCGTTTTCTTTGCAATTGTTTTGGGTTGGGCTACGAATTGCTTCCCGGCGGCTTTTCCTGCCCGCTTGGCTTTGGTCGTTGCAGCGTACTCAGCAGGGCTGAGACTTTTGATCGCAGCTTCTGGAAGGTATCTTTCACCTGTTTTACTAGACGGTTTTCCACTTTTGGTTCTCCATTTCTGGTCGCCCCAGTCTTTGAGGGATTTCTGAGGCGCTTTCAATCTCGATAACCCCCGCCAGCCGCCTTGTACTTCTTGGCAACAAGCTGTGCCTTACGCGCCGACCACTGACCTGCGCCAGTGCCCTGCGTTGCTGCGGCTTTTACCTGCGCCAAAATCTTCTTGCGAAGACTAGGTTTTGTGTAATTGCCAGCGGCGTTTACCTTGCCACCCTCTTTGTACTGGGTGAAATCAGTGTCATCCCGCCGCGCTTTTTTCTTAGCGCCGGGCATTTTAGATGGGGCGATGTCGCCCATACCACGGGATGCCATCATAATTTAACAGGCGTAACCGCCGCCTTTCATGGTGATCATGGCACCGCGAGTCTTACCCTTGGTAGCGATACCGTCAGCCCGTTTAGAAGCCGTCATGCCACCTTTAGCCATCTCACGGGGAGACGGGGGCTTGCCTTTTTCAGCAGTATAAATACCAGCGTTCTGCTTGTCTTCATACTTTTGAAGTTCTTTAGCCGTAGGGCCACCCTGCATACCGCGCCCTGCGCCAGCTTCAAATTTTGTTGCCATAATGGTTCCTTAGATTAGCACTTGGCCATTCCGCCTTTTTTCATCACACGTGAACCGATGCCACCGGGGACACCAGAACCAGCCATTTTGACCTGCGTACCCTTGGTCTTGCCTTTGACAGCAACACCGTCTTTGCTAGGGGCAGCAGTTTTAACTTTGCCCATTGAGGATGCAGCCACACCGCCGCCAGCCATTTTCTTAGCAGGAGCGCCTTTTTTCTTAGCCATCATTGCCATGAAGCCGGGGTTCATTTTTGAAGCCATAGTATCACCACCTTTTGAGAATTTGCGGCCCTTGTCCGCAGTTGTAAAATCTTTCCCCACGGACTGTGGGACTCCTACTTTCTTAGCAAACGATGGCGAGTTAGCTATCGCAGCCATGAAATTGTGTTGTTTTTTACTGGCGCTTGGCATATCAAACTTTAGGAAACCAGCCCTTGCCGATCACAAAGCCGACGACCAACATGCCAAGCCAAATCAGCATCTTCTCTACAACCGTCTTGCCGACCTTTTTGTAGAACTCGCCCGACATCTCTTCAATGGCCAGCTTTGCCGCTTTCCGCGCAATGGCTTCTTCGCGGTCAGTTAGTTGGATTTCGTTCATATCAGCAGTTCCAAGCCCGTAGGCTTTTGTTGATGCGTGAATTCGGGTCGTTCGCCGTTTTCTCGCTTGTTAGCTTCTTTTTCATGCCACTCATCCTCGCACAGAAAGAGTCGCGCCGGGAGCCGCCTTCTGGCTGGGGCCGTTTCAAATTCATGCCTTGCGCTTTTGCGGAGGCCCGACCCTTGGCGTTCAAGCCGCCCGCTTCCGATTTGCCTTCTTTGCGTGTCCATGCTGGTGATTTAGCCATAATTAGCCAACTTGGTTGACCGTCACGATGACGGATGCAGTTGATGGGTATGCTGGTGTTGTAGACGCTGGGTACGCTGGGACAGTGACAGAAGCCACGCTTGGCAACCAAACGATCTGAACGTACTGCCCTGCGGTCAACGACAGGAAGTAGTTCCACCCAATAATCGTACGGGCAAAGATTGTTGCGTTTTTGCGTGCCGCCAAGCTGATGACGCCAGCAGAGCCGGGAACATCTGTGCCGTTAACTCGTAGCCAAACAGTGACGCTTTCAATTTCGTTCTCAACGTTCTGGAACTGACCGCTCCACTGAATGTTGTAATCGCCAGCAACCGCCACTGTAAGTCTTGACCCTGAAACCAGCGTAACGCCGTCCAGTACGTCTGTGGTATTGAATGTAAACGGTGTGCCAGCGGTGATGCTGCCCGTCTGCGTGGTGGTGTCCTGCCAAGCGCCGTGGTTAAAGTACTCCGAACGAGCATAGTCACCGAAGTTTGCCATCGTGGACTGGACGTTTGCCCCGCCCTGCACCATAGGAATAAGCTCCGCGCCCGTGAGGGGTACGGTTGCTGAAGGCATTGCCGAGATTTTTTGGTCAGCCATTATGAGGATTCCAATACAATTTTGTCACCTGACTCTTGCAGGACGTATCCCGGAGCGGTCTCGTCAGCAATGTAAAACGTCAACCCGTTTGCCGCACCGTAGCGATCTACAACGCCATCATCACCAACATCATCACCGGGAGTTGCGCCGGGTACATTGGCCGCACTGACATGCAAAGCAAACCCATCGCTGGTATTCGCCTGATTTGCAACGCCCGTGTAGCCAACGTAAGCCATTAAGCAACACCAGCTTGAATCAGTGTCATGGTGGCCGTACCAGTACCCGCAGTAACCAGCACTTTGATTGCGGCTACTGGAAAGGCGTAGTTGCCGTCCTGATTGTCAGATTTCGCTGCAATCGTTGGGTGCGAAAACCACACGGGCGAAGTCACGGTCTGTGGGTTGTCGAAGGTGTGCTGAACTGTGTACGTCACTGTGCCTGTAGCCACAACACCAAAACCCACATTAAAGGGGCTGATGTACAAGTCCATTGGCAGGACGTTACTGGAGCCAGTACCCGTCTTGGTCGCAATTTGTTGGCGCATGATTAATCTCCGTTTAAACGAGGGCCGAAGCCCCCGAGATTAATTAGGCTGTACGTGTGAAAACGTACGCAGTTGCGCTAGAGAACATGATGGTGAAACGGCCAATGCCCGTAGGGCCAGCAGCAACAGTCAAGTCACCAAAGCTACCAGCCGTATCAGCGGCGGCGGTGGACAAGATACCGTTGGTGGCAACAGCAATAGTCACGACATCAGCACCAGCGGTGTTGTCAACGTACAAGTCCATCACGGTGCCGCGAGTTGCGCCCAAGGCTGCGCCAAGCAAAGTGCCGGTAGGCAAAGTGATGGTTGTTGCCAACGCGGAAGTAGAAGTGATGTAGCCTGTGGCAACTTGTGCTGCGGTGGCTGTGCCGGTAGCGTTAATTGCTGCGGTAGTAGGATGGTTTTGATCGGTGAAAACCAGATTGGTGGCCGTCAAGTTGGTCACGCTTGTGGTAGCGCCAAACGTGGCGTCTACGGTAACAGCACCAGTGAGTGGGCTGATTGAAATAGTTTGGAAGCCGTTCTGCGAACGAACTGGGCCATTGAACGTGGTATTTGCCATGATGGTTCCTTACATACAAGTTAGGCGCATTAGTCTGTATGTCGTCAGCCGGGGCTGTCTAATGCACCGGAAAGCCCGGGGTGGTTTAAATATACTCCAAAAGAAAGGGGGGCACAAGGCCCCCCAATCAATTAAGCACCGGAAGAACCGTACATGCCCAGAGGGTCAGACCAGCCGAAGCTGTAACGCTCACGAGACTTGTAACGGACGTTACCAGTGTCGAAATCACCGTCCATCGACTGAGCCAAAGGCGAACGCACAAAGTGCTTCATACCGTTGGGCACGTCTGTGCACAGGAACCAAGCGTTGGTGTCGGTCAAGAAGTGGTTAATTGTGTAACCACCGGGGATCGAACCGTTGTTCTTCAATGCGTTGATATCGTTGTCAGCAGTGCTGACGCGGAGTTCAGTTTCCAGCAAACGAGTTGCCGTGAACTGCAACGATGGAGGAACCACCAACTTGGCAGGCTTGGCAGCGATCAACAGGCCACGCTCATCTGTCCACAAGCTGATCTGAATAACGGCGTTCTCAAGAGAAGTCTCGTTCAGGTCGGCAGGGGTAGATGGGACGTTGCTGTTAGTACCGCCAGACACCAAGGGGTGTGATGCGCTAAACAAAGCAACACCGTCACCACCAGCGTAAGCATTGCTGAAGCCGTTGTTCAAAACAGCAGCAGCTTTAACTTGCTTGGTGTAAGACATAGCACGAGCCAGAGCTTTGGTGTAACGAGCAGACAGGCTGTCGTACAGGTTGTCCTCGATGGCCTCTTCGGTCAGCGAGAAACCCAAAGCGATGGTTTCGTGGTTGTACCGTGCAGTCCATGCTTCCTGTGCATTGTCATAAGCGATGGCAGAACCCTCGTTTTTGACTGGTGCAGCAGAGAAACCAGACAGTTTGGTCTCTTCTTCAAAGCTACGCTCAGATGTCTCTGTTTCGTAGATTTCTTTATGCTCTTCGCCGTATTTAGCGTATTCCAGACCAAACAGTGCGTTCAGACCGGGGAGCAGTTCTTTAAGTAGTTGTGCGCGTGAAATAGCCATGATTTAGCTCCTTAAGCGTATGCCAAGCCGGTGGCGTTGTTGTACTGATGGATACCGAAGTTGATTTTTACAATTACTTCACTGTACGTAGTAGCAGTTGGAGCAGTTGCAGGAACAACGTCGATAACGCGAACCGGGAACGTAGCCGTCACTGCTGGCGAAGTGCTCAACACTGAGTAGCTAGAGTTACCTGTAGAGGTAGAACCAGCAGTAGCCAGAATCGACATGTTAGTGCCGATAGCATTCTGGGTAACCGTAGCCATAGTTGTACCGGACGAGCAAACAGCGACTTGGAACAGAGTATCAGGATCATCAGCGACCACGGCGAAGATTTTAGTCCCCGACTTGATTTGCTGGCTGGCTGGGTAGTACTGTTGTTGCTGGATTTGACCAGTAGAAGCGTTGGTGAAGCTAACGCCAAGGAACACGCCGCAAGGGGTATTAGCCGTTGTGCCGAGGTCTTTTTCGATAGTACCGCCAATAACGCGCTTAACAAAATCGCCGTAGAAAATGTTAGCGTTATAACCGCTTGCAATTTCCATCAAACGAGTTGCACCTGCAAATACTTGACCACCAATCAAGTTGATTGGTTTTAGCCCGTAAGGGGCATTTACCGTTGGATAAGCCATTTAAGACTCCTTAAAAATTTAAGTACCTTTGCCGAAGCTGGACGAGGACTTACGCTCTTGGAAGAGCGGCATCCGCGCATCGCTTTGACGCATAAAACTATTGTCCACAGCATCTGTCTGAGATTGCGTAACTTTGGCGAAATGGCTATTTCGCTGTTGTACAAACTCAGTAGGTGTCTTGCAGAGCAGCAGCCCGCCAACCTCAATGTTGTCCTTAAAACGACTATTGGGATCGGCTAACAGTCTAAATTTGGGTTGTTCTTCGAGTGCAACAGGCTCCCAACCTTCTCGGAGTTTGGCCGATAAGTTACGTGGGTCAGCGTTGTTCATTGTCGAAACACGAATCCAGCGGTAGTTGTAACCCGGCTCTTTGTCTGGCTCGGGTAACAGGTCAGGTTGCGCCCACTGCTTAGGACGCTCATATACCGCACGTGTTGTCAACTCGCGTGTGAGTTTGTTGTCTTTGATATCAGCCATTACGGGCCTCCAATTCAAGTTGTGCCTTTACATATTGCTCAGGCGTTAAACCTAGCTTTCGGGCGAGATTTACTTGGCTTTGCTTTAGCTTGACCTTGGTGGGGGCCGTGCTACGAACTGCCGGGGCGACAACGGTGCCGAGTCTTGTGCGGCTTTGTCTATTGTCTTCTGGGCTTTCAAATTTCTCTGAAAACCGTTTGCGCATTGTATTGTCCAATTCGCGGTAATACTCTTCAGAACCAACCTCTACACCATTGTCTCTCAGGTCTTCGTGTAAACCTAAAGCAAAGGCCGTCATACCTCGATCCTGTCCAAACCAGCTATTACGCTTTTGCCACGCTACTGCTTTATTGTCCGGATCAGGTACATACGGTGCAGGTTGATACTGCACAGGTTGCTGTTGTACAGGGGTTTCATCCTCTTGTAAAGAGGGCATGCGAAAGTTTTTTACCTGCATGGATTTCAGGTTGGCCATTTGCAACGCTTGGTTGGCCTCCATCATCTTGTCAGAATCACCCGCCTCATAGGCTTCTTTGTAAGCACGCTGGGCAATCTTCAACTCCATATCAGCGTTACTCTGAATGGTAGTGACGTATTCCTTCTCACCCGTACTTAGAATGCCTTTGATGCGCTTGTTCTCTTCAAGCAGGCGTTGTGCCAAACCAACAGCTTCGTGTTGTTCGCGTATTGCGGACTCTTTCTCACGGCGCTCGTCATGCCAAACCTTGCGCATTTGCTTGAGTTTGGTCTTAACGTTGTCATCGTATTGGTCGAGTTCGTCCTTCTCCAACTCCTCAACGAGGGGCTTGGGCAGGGGTTGACGGCCACGGTCTTCAGCCGGGGCATCGTCTTCAATCTCGATTTCGATTTCGGGTCCCGCGTTTTGTGCGGGTTTACCCTTATCCTCGATTTCATCTGGGAACTTGAAATCTTCTTTGTCAAATGAAGGCATTTTGTGCTCCTTTTATTTGCGTTTGATGCCGCGAGGATCGTCTACAACGGCCTCGACAGTATCGTCATTGATGATGCGGAACTCACGGCCATGTATGACCAAGCGAGAACCTGAATGCGGGCGCACAAGGACAAAATCGCCCTGCTTACACCACGGCCCGTTAGGGAACTTAGATGGGTCTTGATAGCAGTCTGGCCCCATATCAACAACAAACAAGACCGTTGTGAGGGTCTCCTCGTTGCGCATAGTTTCATCAGCTTTAATCAAGCCTACTTCACTGTCCTCAAATTCTGCTTCCGCCTCTGGTATGGCGCAAAGAATCCGATAGCCCGATGGGCGGGGCAGTTGTTTGCCTTTTTCCTCTGCGGTTGCAGCAAAGTTATAGGCTCCCACAACTCGTGGGTTGTTAGCGTCTGTAGCTAACAGGATTGAACTAGTCATCCGAAGTCTCCATTCTATGTTTCAGGTCTAGGGTGTATCCCCGCATGATGAGTAGACCGCGAATCTCACCACACAGTTTCTTGTACTCCTCAAAGGACTCGGCCTTGCCCTCGGCCAAGTACTCTTTGAGTTGCTCGATTTTCTCGTCCGCTTGTTGGATAAGAACCTCAAATGCGTTCATCATTCACCTTTCGTTGGTTTGTTTTGTTGCCGCATCTGAATGCGCTCCTGCATTTGACGCAGTTGCTCTTCATGACTCTTGTTAGAGAGTTGCTTCAGGATGTCCACACCTCTGTCCATCATGCGGCCTTCCTTATCGGCGTTCATCTGCACAGCGGTCTTCACTGCGTCCAGCTTGAGGCGCTTGTCATCAGTGGCGGTCTGTGCCTGAATGCGCTCACGCTCAATCTGCTGCTGTGCTGCTTTGATAGCGTTGTCGGCCTGATCTTTGGCGGCTTTGCGCTGGTTGTCTTGCTCTTTAAGTTGAAGCTCTTTCATCTGCATTTGGACAATCGGGTCTTGCGCTTGTTGTTGCGCCTGAGCCTGCTGTGCCTCTTGCATATTCTTCTGGAGCAACTGTTGTGCAGCTTGTGCCAACATGGGAGACAGCCGCGCTTCCACCTCTGGAGACATCTGAACTTCCTCGCCGGACTCGTCTATCTGCGCTGGCAACTGCATACCAAGCGTCTGCTCGATCTGCTTGCGGTACTCGAACCCTAAGTGCTCGTTGATGTGAGCCATCATGGCTGACTGCATCGCAGGTGCCTGTGGGTTGTTTTGCAAGAGCGCCATGATCTTGGGGTCTTGCATCGCGGCCATGTGCACAACAATGTGCGCCTTGTGGTCTTGAGAGATAAACGCCTTGACCGGCTTGCCCTTGAGCACGTTCTGGTTCTCCGACACAGGGTCTGTGGGCCTCTGGTCATCGTCCATCGGCACAAGTTTTTGTGCGTCTTTAACACCCAACACTTCTAGCATCTGACGGTGCAGGAGCGGCAAGTTATACAACTGCGGCGCACCTTGGGCCAACTGAATCACAGCTTGGTACTGCACGATCTTCTGCGCCATTGTTGACGCATTAGGATCGCTGACGGGGATCACGTCCACGTCATCGTAGTCAGACTTCTTGGCTTTACGTGAGCCTTCGCTTGGCTGGTAGTCGTAATCGTCAGGTGTGTACTCAGCGATGATGTTCTTGAGCAGACCCAACTCTTGCTTCATCGAGTAGTGCACACGTGCCTGAATGGCCGACATGTTCTTGAGCGTTCTCTCCAGAATCGCCAAGGTAGTACCCACAGGCGCTTGCGCACTCATGTCACTGAGCGTCAAGTCAGCCGTGTTGGCGAAGCGTCTGCCCTCTTCAACGATCTGACCGAGCAGCGCCATCAATGTCTGGCTAGGCTCTTTGTACGGCAGGGGCAGCAAGTTGTCTTTAAGTGTGCCGCTGGCCACGTCCGCATCGCGCCACTCGCCCGGAGCAATCGGTGTATCGTCTCCCTTAACCCGCATGCCGCGAGTCTTGAAGCCGCCGGGCAGGTTACTTAGCGTACCAGCATCAACAAGCTGACGAATAAGAGAAGTGCCTGACTTAGCAAAAGCGCCGATGAGGTGAATGAGACCAAAACAGTAGAAGCCAAATCCCGGAACGTATCCGTAATGGACGAAGTGTTGGCGTTTTGCGTAGGTGTCATCATCAGGCTCCCAGTTGCGGCGAATAGCCAGCACGTTGCTGGTTCCTTTTTCAAGGGTAATCACATACGGCAGCGCGATGCCCGTCTTCTCGCCCTTCTTGTCCTTGTGCTCATAGCCCTCAAGGTCGAGGTCTACGTTCATCTCCAAGAGTTTGAAGCGGTTATCAGACGTGGCCCTAAAGCCCATCTTCTCGGCAATCTTCTTCTCGACTTCATCGAGCACGTTATCAGGTGTGCCCAAGTCAATGTCGCGGTAGAACCCTGCCACTTGCAGCTTGCGCAACTCGTTCTCGGTCTTGCGCATCACATGGGTAATGCGAGGAGAAGACTGCAAGTTGGACGCGCCGTAAGGCACAACGATGTCTTCCGCAGGAACGAAGAACGACACCTGACGATCCAGTGACGGATCGAAATACACCTTCTTGAACGCATTGCCAGACAGACCCAGACCCCACAACATGCGCTCATGCTCTGGCCTGTATTCCTTCATCACGTCTGTCAACTGGTAGTTCATGTCGTCTGCCACACGCTGGGCAGACTCTTTCTTGGCGGGGGTCTCTTTACCAATGATCTGGGTCTTGACTGGCCCAGCGGCTGGGAACGTTGCCATCATGGTCTCGGACTGGAACTTCACCAGCGCCTCAGACAGCATGGGGTGGAACACACCGCACGCGCCTTCCCACGGCTCTGTTCGCTCTTCGATCTTCATGCCCAGCAGTTCTAGGCCATCGACATAAGTCTGCATCCAGTCCTTGCGGCTGGCTACGTCCTCGTCATAGTCGCTGATCAAATCTTCGGCCAGACTCTGCAAAACCTCTTCGCTGATCTCTTCAGCCAAGTTGATGTTGAACTCGTCTTCCCCTTCTGCATCAGGGTCGATCTCAATTTCCAACCCGTCCATGCCAATCGTTACTGACTCAGGGTCTTCAATCTCGATCTCAATCTGCGGAGACGCACCGTTTATCACGGCGAGTTCTTCCAAGCCTTGTGGGGCTGCGTATAGTGACTTCTCAATAGCCATGATTTATTCCTTTTATATCTTCACAAAGTTCATCAAACGTTAGGCCCCGGTCTTTTTCTAAAAACTCAACGCTGAATAAATATCTGGGCCTTGTGGTGTTAAGCACCATGTGCGGTACTTGTGTATTGAACGCATAGTACGTGTCTGGCTTGTACTTCAACTCTTGCGTGTTAAACACTACCCCCGGCTCACCATCCAGAAACAAACAGCGGCTGTCCCCATCGTCTGACAACAGCATATTAAGCCCGACCTTACGATCCGTGTCTACATGCCAGTTGTAGCAAGTGTTTGGCTCCATCCTCAACACGCCAGCATGAAACGTGCGTTTATTCGCCAAACCCGCAAGAAAAAAGTCTAGCTGCGATATTTCGCGGGGTACTGGGACAGCCATGAAGTTGTAGTACTGCGTCCACTTAGGGCTGTTCATGGCGTAAACGTACAAATTTTTAGCGATTGAAGCCTTAACTGGTACGGGCATATATGCGGTATTCATCAGTAGTACGGCTCCTTCCTGCGGTGCTGCCGTGGTTCGTCTTCCTCGTCAGACGCCAGTTGAATAAACCCACCACGGCGATACCGTAGCAGGGCTTGTGTCATCGAGTCAACCAAGTCATCGTGCTCACCGGATGGGAAAGACGCGACCTCTTCAATCAGTTCTTCTGCCCAATGAGTATTAGGCACCCAAACGTGGCCTGACGCAAACATATCAGCCACCGCATTCAGACGCGCTATTTTGTCATTCCCCTTGCTTGGCGTGAACTCCTGCACCGGTATACCCATCGCCCGCAACTCAAATATGAGGGGAGAACCCGCCGCCTTGGCCTCCACGATCAGGCTATCGACTTCCCATTCCTTGTATTCCTCAAACGCCCGCTGCTTTAACTCGGGGAACTCCATCCGTTTCTTGAACGCATTGAGCAAGATGATATTTGCCCGGTTTACGCCCAGATCATCGTCCTGATAGAACACGCCCCATGTTGTGCATGCACTATAGTCAGCCCGTTCTGTCTTCAAAAACGCCGTATCCCACGACTGAATGATGAACTCGCATGACGGTGGCCGGTCATGCTCCCAAATTTTCCACCATTCCCGCTTCACAATGGCAGAAACGTCCGAAGTGGGCGACTGCATGTACTGCGCCTGCCACTTGGCGTTGGGAAGTTCCTCTTTTAGGGCAGAAAGCTCCTTTAATGACCAAAACTCAGGCCATAAGGGTTTACCCGAG